CAGGGATGTCTTTATCTGGTACTACATTTAATTGTACTATAGATACACCTGCTGAGGTTGGATTAGGAAACTTATCATCCAGTGGTAATGCTCTATCTGGAAGTTTTACTGCAACTGGTGACATTACTGCATACTCTGATATTGCACTGAAAAAGAATTTAAGTCCAATAGACAATGCATTAGACAAGGTTCTTTCTTTAACTGGTTATGAATTTGACTGGAAAAAGAATGCAATTGATAGGATTGGACTAACAGACAGACATCAAGTAGGTCTTGTAGCACAGGAAATTGAAAAGGTTTTACCAGAAGCTGCTACACATACAGATGGACATATGGGTATCAACTACTTAAAAGTTATCCCACTTCTTATCGAATCCATCAAAGAACTTAAATCTCAATTAGATTCTAAATAAATTCAATTCAAAATCTCTAATAGTATAAATACTACTGAATACAATAAAAGGTAGTAATTATGGCAGCTATTAGTAATTTATACATAGATCAAGGGTCTGATTTTCAAATCACTGTTAGTATGACTGGTGCGGATGGTACTGCATTGAATTTAACTGGTGCCTCTTTTCTTGCACAATTAAGAAGGAGTCATGGAAGTTCAACTGTTGCAGGCACATTCAGTACATCTCATGATTCGACTGGTGGAAATTTAACCTTAATGTTGACTGATACAGTCTCAGCAGGTATTTCCGAAGGTCGATATTTCTATGATGTTTTGATGACAGACAATTCTGGGTCTAAGACGAGAGTTTTAGAAGGACAGGCCACAATTACACCAAGCGTGAGTAGGAGTTAAAGGGTATGGCGGATATTAAGGTACAGGTTGCAAATCCCCTAGCAAAACAGGTAAAACAGGTTTCGGTAGGTAAGTTAGATGCATCATCCACACCAATTAATAGTCTTATGGATGTAGATACCAGCACTGTAACATTACAGTCTGGGACTACTTTGATATATGATGGAACGACAAACAAATTCGAAGCTGCGAACACTATAGATGGTGGGACTTACTAAGAATTAAAACAGGAGAGAAAAGTATATGTCAACAGTAATTCAGATTAAAAGAAGCACAGGTAGTGCTGCCCCTACGACATCTGAACTGGCTCAAGGTGAATTAGCATATTCAATGGATGCATCCAATAGTGGTGCTGGTGCAATTTTATATGTAGAGTCTCAAGATAGTGGTAGTAATGCAGTAATACAAAAATTAGGTGGTAAATATTATACTGATATTTTAGATGGTTCGACACCAACACCAGCAAATCTAATCGTAGGGAATGGAGCAACTGCTGGTGCGAGTATCGTACTAAGAGAAGATTCAGATAATGGAACCAACTTTACTGCACTTAAAGCTGCAGATACACTTGGTGCATCAACAACTTTCACATTACCATCAGCAGATGGTTCTAATGGACAATTTTTAAAGACAGATGGTTCTGGTGCATTATCATTCGGAACAGTAACAAGTACATTAACATTAGCTGCAGACAGTGGTTCTAATGATACCTTTAGTACAGGTGAAACATTAACTTTCACAGGTGGAGAAGGAATAGACACTACAATAGGTGATAATGTTATAACTATTGCTGGAGAAGATGCTACATCAGCAAACAAAGGTGTTGCATCATTTAGTTCCTCACACTTTGATGTTTCCAGTGGTGCAGTTAGTATTGCTGCTGCATTCATGGTCACAGAGAGTGAAGGAATTGGTTCTAACGATAACGACACAACTATTCCAACATCAGCTGCAGTAAAAGACTATGTAGATACAAATGTAACTTCACAGGACTTAGATATTGCTGGTGGTTCTGGAACAGGTGCAGTAGATTTAGATTCTCAATCATTAACAATTGCTGGTACAGCAAATGAGATTGAGACCTCTGCAAGTGGACAAACAATAACCATTGGACTACCAAATAATGTTACTATAGGTGGTAATGCAACCATTACAGGTAACTTAACAGTCAATGGTACACAAACACAGGTCAATTCAACAACAGTAACAGTTGATGACCCAATATTTACAGTAGGTGGTGATTCAGCCCCAGGCTCTGATGATAATCTCGATAGAGGTATTGAATTCAGATGGCACAATGGATCGGCTGCAAAACTAGGATTCTTTGGTTATGATGACTCTACTGCTAAATTTACTTTTATTCCAGATGCTACTGATACAAGTGGTGTTATCTCTGGAACAAAAGGAAACCTAGACATTGGTGGATTAGACCTTGCTGGTTCAATCACAAGTGTTGATGGTTCTGCCCCAACTGCTGGTCAGTTGTTAATAGGTCATGGTGGAAACAATGACTTTACAGCTGCAACATTAACAGCAGGAGATGGTATAGATGTTACTAACGGCAATGGTAGTATTACCATAGCAGGTGAAGATGCAAGTACAACCAATAAAGGTATTGCATCATTTAGTTCAAGTGAGTTTACAGTCACTAGTGGTGCAGTTGCTATAACTGCAATAGATGGCGGAACTTACTAATAGAGGAATTTAATAATGGCGTATTATGATGGAGAAATCCTTGCAGTTGCAGATTCAGAATCGACATCAGTAAGGGATTTGAAACTTCAAATACCAGTTGGGGTGATGGATGAATTATCCATGCCAGATAAAAGTGATTGGTATTTTGGACAAACAGGTGGAGAAGTAAGAGTAGAATTAACAGAAACTTCTGGTTATGTTAAATGTGGTGCAACAGAAATTCAAAATGCACAACGATTTGAACATGACTCTTCTCACCAAAGGTGGACACCAGATGATTTCAGTTTCGGAAAAGAGACATATGTCTATCAAGGAAATGTAATCAAGCCAGGTGAAGATATTATTGATGCCTTAGGAATTAATAGTACAGAATTGAACAATGTCAGATGGACAGTAGATACTGATAACTGGCGTTGCGTATTAACAAAAGTAGTTAAATAACTAAAAGATTTTGGGTATATACCCAAATGTATAAGGTGAGTTAAAAATGGCACAAACAGTTCAGCTCAAAAGGAGTGCGACTGAGAATGCTGCACCAACCACAAGTGATTTAGAACTTGGTGAGTTGGCGATTAACACCTATGATGGTAAAGTTTACATTAAGAAAAGTGTAAGTGGAACTGAATCCATCATACAAGTAGGTGAAACAGCATCCAATCAGTTCACATCCTATCAACATTGCAAATTTTCAAACAGTGGTGGGACACTATCTGCTGGAGATACTTCGTTCTCTGGTTCAGATGATAACTCAGAAACACTAGGATATACTGCTGGTCAAGTCTTTGTTGCACTAAATGGTGTAATCTTAGACCCAGATGACTATGTTGCAACAAATGGAACAACAGTTGTTTTAGATACTGCTGTTGAAGCATCAGATGTTGTAGAAGTCATTTCTTTAGGAACCTCAGCTGGTTCTGCACTCACAGGAATAACAAAATACGAATTTACTACTGACACAACTACAAATACAGTTGATGGTGCAACAACTAGTAGCACCTCTGTTGAAATAAATGCAACCAATAGTGCAATCCTAGTAGGAATGATTGTCACTGGAACAGGAATATCTGGAACAGTAAGTGTTAGTGCAATTAGTGGAACTACAGTAACTTTATCTTCTGCACAAACATTAGCAGATGGAGTGACACTTACATTTGCAAGAACTAATGTTTTTCAAGGCACAGATGATAATGGTAAAACATTCTCATATGATGTAGGAGAAGAATTAGTTTTTGTTAATGGTGTCTTATTTGATCCAAGATCAGGCAAGGATTATACACGAACATCTACTTCTGCAATAACATTTAATAGTACATTACAAGATGATGACACTGTTGTTATCCATGTATATGGTGGTAGTAATCCATTTAATAGATTCCAATTCTATCCAACTGGTGCATCTACCTCAGTATTTGAAGGTAATGATGCAGATTCAGTTACATTATCATACCATCCAGATTATGCAGAAGTATATGTTAATGGTATTTTAATGGAGAAAGGACAGTGGTCTGGTGGGGGTGGAAAGAAAATTACCCTTGTAGACCCACTAACTGATCCAGATTCTAATGGTTATACTATAGACATAATAGACTACAAAATAGAAGCAGTTAAGGTGAGATTGTTTAAAGATGATGCACCTTTCTTAGGCGGAGACCTAATGTTGAATGGATATTCTATAAAAACTGCAAGTGGAAGTGGAAATAACATTACAATGATTCCAGATAGTGGCCAATATGTATCAATTCAAGATGCACCATTACATTTAGATATTCTTGCAGCCGATCCAAGTGGAATAACAGATCATGCATCATTATATGCAAAAGATGCTAGTGGAAGTGCCGAATTGTTTGTGAGAGATGAAGCAGGTAATGTTACCCAAATCTCTCCACACATGGATGGAGAATGGACTTATTACTCAGAGAATGTAATAACAGGAAAAAGATTTAAAGTAAACATGGAGAAAATGATAAGAAAACTCCAAGAAATTACAGGAGAAACATTCATTGAAATAGATGAATGACATAAATACTAATTATTAAGAAGGGAGAATTAGAACAATGCCAACAAAAGCAAGATATCTTGCAGACTTATTAAATGCAGCTGGGGAGTTTGACTCAACAGGTGCTATTGAGAGTATCCAAGATCAAATATCAACACTATTCAGTGCTGGAACACATACGGCGATAGCCTTTACATATGATGATTCCAATGCAACATTCAGTGCAGCTGTAACACAGGATGCTCAATCAGCAGGTTTTTATCATAAAATTACAGTAACAGTTGCAAGTAGTAAATATCTTTTGGATGGAACTTCACAACAAACGGCAGTGTTATCCCCTTCAATCACTTATCGTTTTGACCAATCTGATTCATCTAATGCAAGTCATCCCTTAAGATTCTCTACTACTTCTGATGGAACACACAACTCTGGTGCAGAAATGTCAGCAGGTTATACAACATACACTAAGACTGGAACGCCAGGATCAAGTGGTGCATATACAGAAGTAAACTTCCATCAAGATCAAACTAATCCATTATATTACTATTGTTCTTCACATAGTGGAATGGGTGGTTCTGCAATTATAGGAATCCATCCGAATACTGACACATTATCAGAAGGTTCAACTAACCTTTATCATACAACAGAAAGAGTACAAGATATTACAGGTGCTCAGATTGCAACCAATGGTTCTCATACAGGACTAACTGCAGCTTATGATGATGGTGGAGATGGTGCAATAGACTTAACAATTTCTGCTGAATATATTCAAGATACAGTGGGTGCAATGGTTAGTTCAAATACTGAAAGCGGTATTGCAGTTACATACGAAGATGGAGATGGTACTTTAGACTTTGATGTCTCTGATCCTACATTAACCTTTACAGGAGATGTAACAGGAAGTGGAACTATAACCAATCTTGGAAATGTAAGTATTGCATTAACAAATGCAGCCGATTCAGTAGCACTTGGTACAGATACTACAGGTGCATATGTTTCAACAATAACTGGAACTGCAAACGAAGTAGAAGTTGCTGGTTCTGGTTCTGAAACTGCAACTGTAACAATAGGACTACCAAATGATGTCACTATAGGAAACGATTTAACAGTTACAGGAGACTTAACTGTATCTGGAACTACAACTACAGTATCCAGTTCAACAGTAGCAATTGCAGATGTAAACATGAAGGTTGCAAAAGATAACGCTGCTGATGCAGTAGACTTTGGTATCTATGGAACATATAATGATGGTACTCAAAGATATGCTGGTTTAAACTGGGATGCTAGTGAATCTGGAAAATTTAGATTATTCTCTGGAACAGCAACCGAACCAACAACTACAGTAAGTACAAGTGCATCTGGTTGGACAAAAGGAACATTAATTGCAGACCTAGAAGGTAATGCAAGTACAGCATCTGCATGGGCAACTGGAAGAACTATATCTTTCTCTGGTGATGTAACAGGAACAGGAACAGTAGATGGTTCTGCAAATGTTGACACTACACTAACCATTGCAGCTAATTCAGTTACACTAGGAACAGATACAGTTGGTAATTACATGACAGATTTATCTGCTGGTGAAGGTATAGACATATCTCACACTGCAGCGGAAGGTTCGACTGCAACAATATCAGCAGAACTTGCAACAGAAACAAATGCTGGTGTAGCAACTTTTGATGGAACAGACTTTACAGTATCTTCTGGAGATGTTACAGTTAATGCAGAAAGAATTCAAGACCTTGCTGGTGCAATGTATACAAGTAATACAGAAACTGGCATCACGGCCACTTATCAAGACAGTGATGGTACTATTGACCTTACATTAGATGATGAGTACCTACAAGACATAACTGCAGCTCAATTAGTAACAAATGGTTCACATACAGGACTAACTGCAACATATGATGATTCAAATGATGGTGCAATTGATCTTGCACTAGTATCAGAAAATGTACAAGATATTGTAGGTGCAATGTTCAGTTCAAATACTGAAACTGGAATTGCAGCCACCTATGAAGATGGTGATGGAACAATTGACCTAGTAGTAAGTGGTGCATTACAAACTATCGTATCTGATGCAACAGAAGCCGTACAAGATGTTGTCGGTGGTATGGTTGCATCCAACACAGAAACAAATATTGCTGTAACTTATGATGATACAAATGGTAAATTAGACTTTGCAGTTAGTGGAACAATGTCTTCTACAATTTCAGATTACACAGAAGTAATAGAAGATACAGTAGGTGCAATGGTAGCATCTAATACTGAAAGTGGTATTGCCGTCACATATGATGACACAAATGGAAAATTAAATTTTGATGTTGGAGACCCAACGATTACCCTTGCTGGTGATTTAGGTGGTTCTGCAACAATAACTAACTTAGGAAATGCAACTTTAACTGCAACCATACAAGCTGGTTCAGTTGACAATTCAATGTTAAGTGGTTCAATTGCAAATAGTAATCTTGCAAATTCAACCATAACAGTTGCAGATGGTTCTAGTTCAACTGCAATAGCATTGGGTGGAACAATGACATTTGCTGGAACAGGTTCAGAAGTAGATGTAGATGAAAGTTCTGGAACTGTAACAATAGGACTACCAAATAATGTAACAATAGGTAATAACCTTACTGTTACTGGTAACTTAACAGTTACAGGAACTACAACTCAAACAGGTTCAACAGTAACAGATTCTAACTTTACAGGGTATACAGATGCTAACTCTGGAGATGCAACAGACTTTGGTTTCTATGGTAAATATGTAGACAGTGGAACAAAATATGCTGGACTATTCTATGATGCATCTGGAACTAATCAATTTAGATTATTTGCAGACACAGACACAGTACCTTCAACTACAGTAAATACAAGTGCAACAGGTTATACTGCTGCTAACTTGGTAGTTGGTACATTAACTGGTGCTGTAACTGGTAATGTTACAGGCGATTTAACTGGAAATGCAGACACAGCAACTAAACTTGCTACTGCAAGAACTATTCAAGGTGTAAGTTTTGATGGTTCTGCAAACATTTCATGGAATACTGATTCAGTAACAGAAGGTTCAAGTAATCTTTACCACACATCAGAAAGAGTTGCAGATGTTGTGGGTGCAATGGTTAGTTCAAATACCGAGAGCGGTATTAGTGTAACATACCAAGATGGTGATAATACTTTAGACTTTGATGTTAATGATCCAACGATTACCCTTGCTGGTGATGTAACTGGTTCTGCAACTATGACAAACTTAGGTAATGTATCAATTACCACTACAATTGCAAGTGATTCAGTTGCATTAGGATCAGATACTACAGGAAACTATGTTGATAATGTAACTGGTGGAACAGGTGTTACTGTATCTGGTAGTGCTGGAGAGGGTTGGGAACCAGCAATCTCTATTGGACAGGCAGTTGCAACAACCTCAGATGTTACATTTGCAGATGTAAATGCAACAGGTAATGTAGTAATTACAGGTAACTTAACTGTAAATGGTACTCAAACAACAATCAGCACTGCGACCCTTCAAGTAGAAGACCTAAATATTGTCGTAGGTAAGGATGCATCTTCATTAGCTGCAACAGATGGTGCTGGATTAACATTCGGTGCAAGTGGTTCTGCACCTACATTTACTTGGGATAATGGAAACAGTAGACTAAGTGCAAACAAACAAATTTACTCTAGTGGTGGATTTGTTGGAAATGTCACAGGTAATGCAAGTGGAACTGCAGCTACAGTAACAGGTGCTGCTCAAACTGCAATTACTAGTGTCGGAACATTAACTGGATTAACAGTAAGTGGTGCTGCAACTACCAGTTATACAACAATAGGGTCTAGTGCAAAGGCGTTTAGGAATGTATTTATACACTCATCAGCACCTGGCGGGAGTGATGGAGCAGTCGGCGATATCTGGATAACCTACTAAATAATGTAATGGAGTGATGAGGAAGGTATGGCATCAAAAGTAAAAACAGGGCCAACTACTTGGACAGATACATATGGAATGAGGGTAAAAACTCCTTCTGGATGGGACAAAGTAGTTGATGTAAAGAGGAAGACACCTACAGGGTGGCAGTTTGTAACAGGTACAATACAGGTAACTCAACCCTACACGCAAACCTATCAACAGCCGTATCAACAACCCTTTCAACAACCATATCAACAACCATATCAGGCACAGAATTCTAGACCTAGTTCATACGAAGTAACTATTCCAAGACCTGGCTCATACGAAGTAACTATTCCAAGACCTGGCTCATACGAACAAACAATACCTAGGCCGGGCTCATACGAACAAACAATCTCTAGACCTACTTCTTATGAACAAACAATCTCTAGACCTAGTTCTTATGAACAGACTATTGGTAGACCAACTTCATACGAACAAACTATACCTAGACCTACAACTTATCAGACACAGGGTACTAGACCAGCATTTTATCAAACTCAAGGAACTAGGCCAGGCACTTACCAGACTCAAGGAACAAGACCAACCTTTTATCAAACACAAGGTCAAACCTTTTTCCAGTCTCAGCATTTGCATCACTTTTATCAAACACAACATATTCATTATTTCCAGATACAAAATGCATCTTTTCACCAACACCAAAATGCACAGTTTTATCAGATACAAAATGCAAGACCTACATTCTATCAAACTACAGGAAGTAGGCCAGGCAGTTATCAAACTCAAGGAACTAGACCAGCAACTTACCAAACACAAGGGTCTAGACCAACATTCTATCAGACTCAAGTAGCTGCATTCTGGCAGCCATCTGGTGGTGGTAAAGATGGTGGTGGTACTTTTTATCCAGCATTCCAAACACAGAATGCTAGACCTACATTCTACCAGATTCAAAATTCTAGACCTACTACTTATCAGATAACTAATTCTAGACCTACTACTTATCAGATACAGAATGCTAGACCTACTTTTTACCAAACTCAAGGTCAAACATTCTTCCAGTCTCAACATTTACACCATTTTTATCAGACTCAAGGTCAGACTGGACACCAGCATCAGAATGCATCTTTCCACCAGCATCAGAATGCTCAATTTTATCAGATTCAAAATACAAGACCTACATTCTACCAGATTCAAAATTCTAGACCTACTACTTATCAAATACAGAATGCTAGACCTACTACTTATCAGATTCAAAATAGTAGACCTTCTTCATATGAGGTTACTATTCCAAGGCCAGGCTCATATGAGGTTACTATTCCAAGACCTACTTCTTATGAAGTAACTATTCCAAGACCTGGCTCATATGAGGTCACGATTGGTAGACCAACTTCATACGAAGTAACTATTGGTAGACCTACTTCTTATGAACAGACTATTGGTAGACCTACTTCTTATGAACAGACTATTAGTAGACCTACAACTTATCAGTCTCCTGCTACTAGACCTGCCACTAGACCTAGTACAAGACCTGCTACAAGACCTTCAACCAGACCATCTACCAGACCAGTATCAACTTGGGATGGTGATATTAATAAGCCTTGGGATGGTTCTTCTGGTTAAAACTTGACTTTGAAAGGTATCCTATATACCTTTATACACAATTATATTATGGAGAAATTATGTTATTAGTATATGACGATCAAAATGTCCTTCATCTTAGAGATGAACGAGGGCTTCGTTGGCATTACGATAGAGCAGATGCACCAGATTTGGGCTTCGATTATGACTATCTTTTCTATGCTCCACCAGAAGATGAGTTCTTTGAATTGAATGGAGAGTCCTTTCCTTTGGAAAGAGAACAGATTGATTCAATTAAAGAATACATCTCTCTTGCAGAACCACCAGATGTTATGACCCTTCAAGGTCAATATTTGGGTGATTTAAAGTTCCACATTGATGATTCAATGGAAGAACAAATCCTTAACAACCTTAATTATAATGGTTGGTCAGAGATTCTAGTGGTCGGAAGAGAAGGTTCACAAGACCCTTTTCGTGCAGAAGCAAGACGAATTCTTGAATTCAGAGACTTCTTAATGCAAACATTTTATAGAATTGAGGAAGAAATCCAAGCAACAGAAGATGTTGATTTACTTCCTATGGAAGATTATATCAATAAACTTCCAACTATACCTCGTGCAGAATGGTTCTCTAGAGGGGATAGACCCATTGCAGATAGACTAAGACTGCTTGCAGACAGTGACACCTTAGATGTAAATGATGGTGAAAAAGTAATAGGAACTGATAAAAGAGCAGTATAACTATGTCTAAGAGAGTAGAACACTCTTGGATGGACAAGCCATTAGTCTTTAAACATCTAGAGAAATCCCAACCTATAACCGAATTACCTATGAAGGAAGTTTGGATAATTGATGACTGGCTTCCAGATCATCTCTTCTTTGCATGGGCAGATTGGAGAGATCAAGCTGAAAGATGGGCATTATCCAATAGAGTTATTCGTAATCCTAAGAATAATCCACCAAATAAAGAAGATTATGAACACTTATTCTGGGGTGAGTCTTGGTATTCTGCATTATCTGAGTACAAAAAAAGAACTTGGACACGAATAGAAGACTGGACTGTCAGTGAACCTTTAGGTACAGAGAGGTGGAGAAAGAATGCACCAGACTGGAAGAAGGCAGTAGTGTCTAAACCAGCAGGGTATTGTCATCCATTAATTGATACATTTATGTGGAGATTGCAACAAGAATTTAGATTTGACTGGGTTAGATTTCAATATTGTGGTGCAAATGGACAGATTCCTGGCCAGAATGGTACTCTTCATGAGGATACTATGAAGGATGGATCGTGTGAGAATAACTTAACTTTCTTATTTTATGATGCAATGTCTTGGGGTGAAGACTGGGGTGGTGACTTAATATTTTATGATTCTGAATATCATGATATAGAAGTTGGTATAGGTTTACCAGAAGATATGGCTTCACATGAAATTGGTCGTATAGAATATAAACCAAATCGTCTTGTAGTTTGTAATGGAATGATAACTCACAACCATCCAGGCCCAGATACATCATGGGAGAAACCAAATTTTCCTTTTAGAACATCTCTTGTCTGTAGGGGTGATGAAGTTAAGTTGTGGCCTAAGGGAAAATATAAACATATAGAATATGAATATTAAACGAACAGTAAAAAAAGTTGCAGAGAAGATCGTTAACAGGAAACCTAAAGAAAAGGTTTTTCAATATCGAAAACCTACTGTACAATTATTAGGTAGGTTTCAACCATTTCATGATGGCCACCTTGCACTGTTTAAAAAGTGTCATAGTAAAACAGGACAGGTTTGTATCATGGTAAGAACTAAAGAGAAGACTAAGACAGACCCATATACATTTAAAGACATTAAACATAATATAAAAATGCACTTATTAGGTGATGGATATGAAGAAGGTAGGGACTTTATTATACGACAAGTACCTAATATTGTCAATGTATCCTATGGCAGAAATGTAGGATATGTTATAGAAGAACATAGATTTGAATCAGAAGTTGAGGATATAAGTTCAACAGAGATTAGGAGACAACTTGGTATCGAGAAGAATTAGTTTATTCAAGGCTTTAACTTATAGGTTATTGTCTATGATATTGACTGCAACCATTGCTTACTTCATTACAGGAAGTATTCAATTTGCAGCTGCAATAGTTTATATTGATACTTTAGTTAAGATTGGGTTTTATTATTGGCATGAAAGAACATGGGAATGGGTTCAAAGAAATCCTAAATTTGAAGAGGATTGGAGAATAGGAACAGTATGGGAAAAGAAGAAATAGAAAGGTGTCCATTTGAACATGATGAAGACCCAGCTGAACAGTTAGGTAAACAAATCTATTCTGGCAGTTATAGTGAAGACCCTCTTAAGATAGAGTTTCGGACTGCATGGGAAGATGCATTTGATGTATTTGAACCAGTCCCAACTAAATTAGCAAACCCAGATTGGTTTAAGAAATTAAGAGTATATGTCAATCCAGCAAACGAAGCGTGGATGATGACAGGAAAAGCATGTCCTTCAATCACTGATATTTTTAATACTGGATACATTATAAGAACAAATAAAACTGTATTGGTTACTCAAACTCCTATACCAGAGAATTATAATGAACCTTATGAAGATGATCCAGACTTTGAATGTGATTGGTGTGACAATAATCTTTCTGATGAAGCACCAGATGCTCAACATATAAGAGATCATCATAATCATGCACAGGCAGGATGTGCATGGGTTATTAAAGACGATAAAGTTAATGACATGAAAGAACTTCTCAGAGAGAGTGACCAAGTAGAACAACACATGATGATGGAGACAGATGAAGGTAAGGAATTAATTGATTGGAGATATGAAATTACAGGTGGTCATAATGGTGGACAGGTATTGGGTTCAAGTTTTGATAAAAAGATTTCTGTAAAGTTTAGACAGCCATGGACTATTAGAACACCAGAAGGAACATCATGTTATTGGTTAGACCCAATGTTACAACAGAATCCTTACTTTGCAGTTATGAGTGGGATCATAGATACTGATAAATTTAATCAAATAGATACGAATTGTATTACAATTTTTTATCCTAAGTATGATGGGAACTTTATTATACCAAAAGGAACACCACTTGTCCAGATAGTTCCATTTGTAAGAACACAATGGGAACATGAATTAGTGTTTGAAGAAGATGCAATTTTGGATCATATGAAAGATAAGAAGTTAGGTTTATTTGGTGCAAATGCAAAAACTAGAACTGAGAAAGCAGTTTATAGGAAACACATGTGGGAGGCGAAAAAGTTTAAGTAATGTATCATCCTTTATTTCCAATAAATGCATTCTCCTTTAATATGGTAGGAGATGACCCTTATTATCAATTAACACCAGAAAGATTTGATATCTTTCAACAAGAAGTTTATAATATGAGAAAGAAAGACCCTGTTGGTCGTTCTAGATCAAATGCTGACAGTGGTTGGCAATCTAATGATGGGGTACGAGAGAATCCAGTATTTCAACCTATGATTAATAGGATTGCTAGATTTTTTGACAAAGAGATATTTCCTTACTATGCAGGCAAGGCTGCACATAATTTAAAATGTTTACATGGTAACTATTGGGCAAATATAAATTCACGAGGTGGCTACAATAATGCACATATACATCCAGGCTGCTGGTACTCTGGAACAATTTATTTAAGAGTTCCAGATGGTATGCGTGATGGTGGTTTACAATTAATAGACCCAACTGCAAAACACTTTTCAATGTTTCCTATGACTTCTACTAGAACTCAGATGTGGGCAAGGTTTGAACCAGTGGTTGGCTTATGTGTTTTATTTCCTTCTGCATCATATCACTTTGTAGAACCTAATGATGTAGACTCTGATAGAATTTCTGTTGCATTCAATAATAGTTTTTGTGAGAGAAAATTTCCAGTTTCAAATGATAATGATCTTCCTTATGGAGTAGTTAATTCACATACAGAAGGGGAATGGGAGTTCCTTGATGAAGGTGTTCCAGCTTGGGAAGTAAACCCAGATGGAAGTCTTGACTTTCCTAAATAGTATTATATTAATTTGATAGAATCAAAAAATTATAGGAGAGCTGTGTGGAAGCAGAAATGGCACATATAGTCTGGAACTTTTTATTGACTGCTGGTGCGGGAATAGTAGGTTGGTGGGTTATATCACAAACAAAAGAAATAAAAAGAATCGAAATCTTGTTAAATAGAACTAGGGAAGAAGTGGCAAGAGATTATGTTGCCAAGGCGGAATTAGATAAAAGCATGGAACGAATAATGGATTCTATTGATAAAATCGACAAGAAACTAGACGATTTCTTAATCTCAAAAACTAAATGACCTAAATACTGTTAGAACAAAAATTTTTAATTCTAACGAGAAATAGGTTATGGCGTCACCAAATTCAAAAACAACTTTAAAAGACTATGCATTAAGACAACTGGGAGCCCCAGTTATTGAAATAAATGTTGATGACGATCAAGTAGATGATGTTATTGATGATTGTTTACAGTATTATAAAGAGTTTCATTATGATGGAACCATTAGAACATACCTTAAACATCAAATAAACACTGCTGATTTAGTTAATCAAAGAGCAAATGCATCTATGTCTCAGTCATCTACTGGGACTCACATATCAAGTTCTATGACTTATAAGGAAGGTCAAGGGTATCTTGTTCTGCCTGAATCAGTCATGTCAGTGTTAAGGATATTTCCTTTTACTGATAAATCTGGACTTAATATGTTTGATATGAGATATCAATTAAGATTACATGATCTTTATGACCTCTCATCTACATCTATACTACAATATGAGATGGTACAGATGCATGTTGATCTACTAGATGAACTACTTGTAGGAGAAGTTCCTATAAGATTTAATAAGGTTCAGAACAGATTATACTTAGATATGGACTGGACTAATGCAGTTACAAATGGTGAGTGGGTAATTGTAGATTGTTATCGTGCAATAGACCCAACTCAATTCACAGATATCTACAATGATATCTGGTTGAAGAAGTATACTACTGCAAAAATTAAGAAACAATGGGGCACTAATTTATCTAAATTTGAAGGAGTTGTAATGGCAGGTGGAATAACTTTAAATGGTAGATCAATATTAGAAGATGCAAACACAGAAATACAAGCATTAGAAGAAGAGAGTTTAATACAACAGACAGAATCTGCCATAATGATAGGGTAGGTCAATGGCCACAAGCATTTATTTTAACCAAAACTCTATAAGAGAGAAGAGATTACTTGATGATCTCGTTGGTGAGGTACATAAACAATATGGTTATGATTGTTATTATCTCCCAAGAAAACGAGTTGATGTTGATGCAATACTCGGAGAAGACCCATCATCTGAATTTGATGATGCATATATGATTGAATTGTTTGTCGAAAACCCAGAAGGATGGGGTGGTGAACAAGATATAATCAGTAGGTTTGGGTTAGAAGTAAGAGATACACAAACATTTACCATGTCTAGAAAGTCATGGGAGCAGTTTATTTCAATGGATGCCAACCTTGTGACATCATTCAGACCACAAGAAGGCGACATAATTTATTACCCACCAGCTGTTGAAGCATTTGAAATTCGTTTCGTGAATGATGAAAACCCATTCTATCCAATGGCAAGTCAACCAGTATTCCACTTAGAGTGTGAAACTTATCAATACTCTCATGAGAAAATTGATGTTGGTATTGCAGAACTTGATAATATTGAAGACAAATATTCTTATCAAGTATCTCTTCAAGTTGCTGCTGGTGGTTCTGGAACCTTTGTTGTTGGAGAAACAGTTACACAAACAGTTGCAACAGGGTACACAGTTAGTGGTCAAGTTACTAATTGGGATGCACCAACTAGAACATTACACATAAACAATATTACATTCTCAGATACTAGAGTCCCAACACAATATAATATGTTCGTATTATCATCTAATGTTGGTGCTGGTAACATAGTAGGTGGTACTTCTTCTGCATCATGGACAGTATCAACTGCACCTAATACCTTACAATTACCAACAGATGGCTCAGCAGATAACCAAGACTTTGAAACTGCTGGAGATAATATTATTGACTTTAGTGAATCAAACCCATTTGGAGCGGTAACATAAGATGTTAGGTAAAGCACATTTCTACCACGAAGCAATTAAAAGATCAGTATCGGTCTTTGGAACTATGTTCAATGACATAGATATAGTTCGTTATGCAGCGGATGGAACCACACCAAAGAGTTATATTAAGGTTCCTATTGCATATGGGCCAAAACAAAAGTGGATTGCAAGATTGGATATGGACACTGTAGAACAAGATGGAGCTCCAGTTGCAATAACATTACCTAGAATTTCATTTGATATCACAGGATTTAGTTATGATGCTCAAAGAAAACTAGGTAAATTAAAACAATATAAACTTACAGATGGTACTGATAACACTGTTATGAAGACACAGTTTGCACCAGTTCCATATAATATCAATTTTGATTTAGTGGTTATCTCATTAAACACTGAGGATGCATTACAAATCGTAGAACAAATTTTACCTTTCTTTACTCCAGACTTTACTGTAACGATAACAACAGTACCACATACAACAGAGAAAAGAGATGTCCCAGTTGTACTTGAGTCAGTTACATACAGTGATGAGTACGAAGGAGACTTCCAATCAAGAAGAGTTATAACATGGACATTAGGATTTACTATGAAGACTTATCTTTATGGTGCAATTGCATCATCTGAACTCATAAGAGATGTTCGTGCAAGAACCTATATATCTGATGATGGACAAAGAGATTTAGGTGCTGGTAGATCAAGTGAAGTTAAGATTGTACCCAATCCTACCACAGCAGACCCAGATGAAGCTCCTATGGTTTATACAGAGACATTTAACTTCTTTGATGATGGACAATATACTTATGCAGATGATGATGAAACAATTTAATTATGAACAATTCAGTAGACAAAAGACTAGACGATCTTCTAGACATTAATAACGAAGCTACCAAAGCATTGGTAGATGGTAGAATAGAAAAGATAACACCACCAGTTGTGGTCGATCACGCAGATGAGAGACAGGTAGACAGGGGTGTTGATTATAAATACACTCGTAATACTCTATACAACCTTGTAGAGAGAGGACAGGATGCAATAGAAGGAATTCTAGACCTTGCAAAAGAGTCAGAACATCCTAGAACCTATGAAGTAGCAGGACAATTAATCAAGACTGTTGCAGATACCTCAGAGAAACTCTTACAAATACAGAAACAAATGCAAGATTTAGAAGGTGAAAGTGGGAGAGGTCAGAAGACAACCAATCAACTCTTTGTAGGTTCTACAACAGAATTACAAAAACTATTGAAGAAAAACAATGACCGAGTATAGAAACGAAGGATATTTAGGGAATATAAATGTCAAAAGAGCAGGTGTCCAACAAGGATGGTCACAAGAACAGATTGATGAATACATCAAATGTTCAGAAGACCCAAACCATTTTATCACAACTTATGTCAAAATCATCTCTCTTGATGAGGGGTTGGTCAACTTTAACCTCTATGATTATCAAGACAAGCTTATTCATCACTTTCATGACAATAGGTTTAGTGTATGTCTCGCTTGTAGACAGAGTGGAAAATCAATCACAGTATGTGCCTACCTACTCTGGTACTTGTTATTTCAACCAGAACAAACTGTCGCAATACTCGCCAACAAGGGTGCAACAGCAAGGGAAATGTTGTCTAGAATCACAACTATGCTTGAACACATACCCTTCTTCCTTCAGCCTGGCACTAAGACCCTCAATAAAGGATCAATCATCTTTGAAAACGAATCAAGAATAATTGCAAGTGCAACCAGTACAGCATCTATTCGTGGTCTTTCAGTTAACCTATTATACCTAGATGAGTTTGCATTTGTAGAAAATGCAGAGACTTTTTATACTGGTACTTACCCAGTTATTACTTCTGGTCAAGAATCTAAAGTAATTATTACCTCTACTGCAAATGGTGTAGGTAATATGTTCCATAAAATATGGGAAGGTGCAACTACAAAAGCAAATGACTTTAAACATTTTAAGGTAGAATGGTTTGATGTGCCTGGCAGAGATGACGAATGGAAGAGACAAACCATTGCAAATACATCACAGATGCAGTTTGAACAAGAGTTTGGTAACTCGTTCTTAGGAACTGGAAGAACTCTTATTCAAGCTGATACTCTATTAGGTATGCATTCTATAGGTGCAGAAGAACTATATGGTGCAGTAAGTGTATATAAGAGACCAGAAAAAGACCATACCTACATCATGACTGTAGATGTTGCACATGGTAAAGGGTTAGATCATTCTGCATGGAGTATCATAGATATTACCAAAGGTAATGAATGGCATCAAGTATGTACATTTAGAGACAATATGATATCACCATTATTACTTCCAGACTTATGTAATAAGTGGGGTAAACTCTATAATGATGCAATGATAATAGTAGAAAATAACGATCAAGGTGCAATGGTATGTCAAGAGTTGCATTATAATCTTGAATACGATAATATGTTTCTATCAAATACTATTAAAGCAGATGGTGTTGGTCTAAGAATGACTAGAAAGACAAAGGCAATTGGGTGTGCGACCTTAAAAGAAATACTAGAAGAAAGGAAACTCTTCATACCAGATAGTAACACTATACAAGAATTAACTACATTTGTGAGTAAGGGTCAGTCATGGGAAGCAGATGGTGGAAACCATGACGACATGGTTATGACGCTCGTGCTGTTCGCATGGTTCGTTTCTACTCCATTATTTACAGATATGACAGATGAACAACTTAAAATGATGTTGTTTGCAGAGAGACAGAAGCAGATTGAGGAAGAGGTGGTTCCATTTGGTATTATAAATACAGGTAAGGAAGAACCAGAAACCTTCTCAGATGGTGAAGATATTTGGTCAACAGTGGATGGTCATCATGATTATCCCAAATCACATTGGTAGTATATTATGGATAGAGTGCCGGGCAACGATAAAGAATGGGGAAATATAACTCCTTTAGATGAGTTAGATGTAGACTGGGAAGCAGTTGAGAACTTTATTCTTAGTCCAGAAGGTAGAAAGATCATAGAAAGAGAACAATGGGTATATAAGTATATCCAATATAATTGGGCAACCTTCCCAGAAAAGGCCTTTTATGACATATTTTACCAACTAAAAGAACAATTTTTTGATAAAAGAGAAGAGATAGGAGTGGACACTAGTATCCCTCACATGATGCAAGGATGGGTAAATATCTTTGAACAGGGAGATAATATAGGGTGGCATTCTCATTGTGGAGATGTTTCACCTCATATGTTTCATGGAGTTATAGTAGTTAACCCTCAAGGTGACTCATATACTGAATATAGAGACAATAATGGAGATATTATCCATACAATACCCTCTAAAAAGGGTGAAGGTCACATTATAAGTGATATGTTAACTGAACATAGGTCATCTCCAAACGAATCAGAACATCCTCGTATCACTCTTGCTTTCGATATTTTAGGATTTGATAACTGGAATTGCAATTGGGATAATGATATTGGAAATCAATATGTTCCTTTCTGTTAAGTCTAGATTAGAAGAATACTAAATAGTTATTGACGAATTAAAAACATATTTGATTCGGCAAACTTAATGTTAACAATCATATTATATGGGAGAAAACTAACATGGCATTTCAAGTATCACCTGGCGTACAGGTAAAAGAAATTGATGTCACTAATGTAGTACCAGCGGTATCATCTAGTATAGGTGGATACTCTGGTGTGTTTAGTTGGGGCCCTGTTGATGAAGTAAAGACTATAGTCTCTGAAAAGGGATTAGCAGAAACATTTGGTCAACCCAATGATAACAATACATCAAGAGAACATTTCTACAGTGTTGCAACTTTTTTAAGGTATGCAAATGCAATTAAAGTAGTTCGTTGTACTACAACGAGTATGCTTAATGCAACTAGTGGTGGTTCTTCTGGTCTATTAGTTAAAAACGACACTCACTGGAACGAGTCCTTTTCGACTGGTTCTGCTGCTGTTGGAGATTGGGGTGCTAAATATGCTGGTGCATTAGGAAACTCTTTAAAAGTTTCTATGGTATCCAGTGCTGCAGCTTTCAGTGCTTCAAATGTGACAACTACTAACTCTACTGCATCTGTAGATGGAACAACTGTTCCTGTAACTGCAGCTGAAGTGTTTTATGTAGGTGACAGAGTAACTATTGGTACTGATACCAATAAGTATGCTGTCAGTGCAATTGCATTTGATTCTGGAAGTTCTGGTGCGGGTGACATAACAGTCGCTCTTGCTTCGGACACAACCAAAGGATTGCAAGTAGCAGTAGCAAATGCAGCGAATGTTTCTAGAGAATGGGAATATGCAACTTATTTTGACACAGCTCCAGGCACAAGTGTTAATGCAACAAGTAAAGGAGCATCTAATGATGAGATGCATATTGTTGTAGTTGACGAAGATGGAGATATAACTGGTCAAGTTGGAGAAATTCTTGAAACTTTCACTGGGTTATCGAAAGCTACTGATGCAAAGGATGCTTTTGGTGCTGGAAACTATTACAGAGATGTAATAAGAAACCAGTCCAATTATCTTTGGTGGTTAGATCACAACGCTAACATATCTACTACTATTGGTGTAACATTACAATCAGCTGGAACTGGTCGTACTTTTAGTACCTACAGTTTACCAGAAACAGACAGTCTATCTAATGGTACTGATGGAAGAGACGCAACTACTGCACAAAAGAATACAGGATATTCTACCTACTTGGGTGATGCAGAAACAGTTGATGTTTCCTTCTTAATTGCAGGGCCAAATCATGCAGATGATGGAAGTGGTTCAGATAGTGCAACTGTTGCCGAAGCTACTAGTCACATAAACAATCTAATCACAATTGCCGAGTCAAGGAAGGATTGTGTGGTTGTGGCAAGTCCTCGTAGAGCCGATGTTGTAAACAACACTGGTTCTGAACAGAGTGCGGTAACAACTCTTGCAGACACACTAACTTCAACTTCATATGCAGTTATGGATAGTAACTGGTTATACATTTATGACAAATATAACGACCAATATTGTTATGTCCCAGCTTGTGGGTCTACTGCGGGTCTCATGGCTAGAACTGATCTAGTTAGAGATGCATGGTATTCACCAGCAGGATTTAACAGAGGTCAATACTTTGGTGTAACTAAACTTGCATGGAACCCTAATCAAGCGAATAGGGATGAACTATACAAGAAGAGAGTTAATCCAGTAGTAACTTTCCCAGGCGAGGGAACAGTTCTATTTGGAGATAAAACTCTATTGAGTTCACCAAGTGCATTTGACAGAATTAATGTTCGTAGATTGTTCATAGTTTTAGAGAAAGCAATTTCAACTGCTGCCAAGTTCCAACTCTTTGAATTCAATGATGCATTCACAAGAGCTAACTTTAGAGCAACAATTGAACCTTTCTTAAGGGCGGTGCAAGGAAGACGAGGAATCGTAGATTTCCAAGTCGTTTGTGATGAGACTAACAACACACAAGCAATTATTGATGCAAATCAATTCCAAGCATCTATTTTCGTTAAACCAAACAAGAGTATCAACTTTATCACTCTTAACTTTGTGGCTGCAAGGTCTGGAGTTGAGTTTGAAGAAGTATATGGTGCTACTAACACATTAGCTGGAAGTTAAGGGGGGTAAGAAATGGCAACAATAGATCAATTTAAATCTCAATTAACTGCTGGTGGTGTTCGTAACAATAGGTTTAGAGTCTTTATACCAAGAGCTGGTGATAAAGCAGAATTCTTAGTGAAGGCTGCTGGTATCCCAACTGAAACCATACCAATGGCAGAAGTAAAATTTAGGGGTGCAACCTTAAAGATTGCTGGTGAAAGAACCTACGAAGATTGGACAGTTACAGTAATTAATGATGTAGATTTCAGTATTAGAACAGGAATAGAAGATTGGATGGGAGAAATCCAAGAAAGAGATAGTGGCATTGGTGCTGTCGATCTCGATTACTTGGTATCTCGTGCTTCTGTATCTCAATTGCATAGAGACGATTCAGTCTTAGCAACATATGAGTTCTTCAACATGTTCCCAACAATTTTGGGTTCAATTGCGTTGGATATGGACTCTGAGGATGTACAGACTTACGATATCACATTCGCTTATAGTCACTTTGAAAGAACAGTCTAGTTTTTCTAGACTGACTCTTTCTCAGTGATATAAATACTTTATTATGGATATATTTGGATTTGAAATAAATCGGAAGAAAGATTTGAGTGCATCAAAGAAGGCACCATCTTTTGTTGCACCTATCAATGATGATGGGGCTCAAATTATTGAGTCCTCACCATTGGGGTCTCAATTTGCAGGCGGACAATATCTTTCGTCATATATTGATATGGAAGGTGCGATCAAGTCTGAGATTGATCTCATTACTCGTTATCGTTCCATGTCCCTCATACCAGAGTGTGACCAAGCCATAGATGATATAGTACACGAAGCTATTGCAACTAATGATTTAGACCATCCAGTATCTATTAATTTAGATCAAACCGAACTTTCAGACCAAATCAAATCCATAATCAGAGATGAGTATGAAGAAATCTTAGCAATGTTAAGATTCAATCATTCTGGTATGGACTTGTTCAGAAAGTGGTACATAGATGGAAGGTGTTATTTCCATGTACTTACTGAGAAAGGAGCTCCTAAAAAGGGCATTCAAGGGTTGAGATATGTTGACCCTATGAAGATCAAGAAGATTAGGGAAATCCATAAGAAGAAGGATGAGAAGACTGGTGTTGAAGTAATTGATAAGATAGAAGAGTATTATCATTTTGCAGACGCAGGATTTGATAAAACTGGTTCTACTAACAGTGGTCAACACTTAAGGATTAGTCCAGATGCAATAGTAAATGTAACATCTGGAATGATGGATGCAACCAGAACCCAGATAATTGGTCATTTACATAAAGCACTTAAGAGTGCAAACCAATTAAGGATGATGGAAGATGCTCTTGTCATATATAGAATAACAAGGGCACCAGAAAGAAGGATATTCTACATTGATGTAGGTAACCTTCCTAAAGTGAAAGCAGAACAGTATCTTGCAGATACTATGACCAGATACAAGAACAAACTGGTTTATAATGCTGACACTGGTGAAATCAGAGATGATCGAAGACATATGAGTATGTTGGAAGATTTCTGGTTACCAAGAAGAGAAGGTGGTAGAGGAACAGAGATTACCACACTTCCAGGCGGACAGAATTTAGGTGAGATAGAGGATATACTCTATTTCCAAAAGAAACTATACAAAGCACTGAATGTGCCTGTTAGTAGATTAGAATCGGAACAACAATTCTCATTAGGAAGAACTAGTGAGATAACACGAGACGAAGTTAAATTCTCTCGTTTTGTAGATAAACTGAGACATAAATTCTCTATTCTTTTCTTAGACATTCTAAGAATACAGTTAATACTGAAAGGTATTTTACCTTCTGAGGAATGGGATGAGATTAAAGAATTTATAACTTTTGATTATCAAAAGGATTCTCACTTTGTAGAGATGAAGGAATCTGAAATCTACAGAGAAAGAGCAAATACTTTAAGAGAGTTAGATGAGTATGTAGGTAAATACTTCTCAACTAACTGGATTAGAAAGAATATTCTTAGACAGTCTGAGGATGAAATCTTACAGATTGACCAAGAGATAGAAGACAACAAAGAAAAAGATGATGATGATGGGGAAGGAGATGACTCCTTTGACAGTTATTAACCTAGAGGATTAAATTATGAGTAGTAAAGAGAATATAAAAGACTTAGTTAATGCAATAGAAGCTGATGACAATATCAAGGCAAGTGATTCATTCACTGCAGCCATGATAGATAAACAGAAGAACGCAATAGACTCTAAGAGACTAGATGTTCAGATGAACTGGTTGGAGAAAGAGAAAAGTGGCTCAGAAGTTCAAGGAACTAGTTAGACTACTAGAAGCTAAGAAGTTTAAACTCCCTCGTGGAGAGCAGGAGATAGATTCTTATTTTGAAAAGGGTGCAAAGGGGAAGAAAGTACCCATAGTCATCGCTAAGAAAGCAAGTAAATTTAAAGTCTATGTAGATGGTCAAGAACTTGCGATCTATAGGTCTGAAAAGGAAGCACGAAAGAATGCAAAACAATTAATTGCATTACTTGGTGAAGATTTGGATGATTTTATAGAACAATTCGACATTGAGGATTCATTTGGATTCTCAGATGGGTTGGTAGGTAATCAATCATATAACGAACCAGAAGAAAAGGTTCACAAAATTTAGAGGAAGAGAGATGTTTTTATTGTCAGAACAACAATGCGAACAGGTTGAATTAATAACCGAAGCAGACAAAAGCGGTAAGAAGGAACAATATATACAAGGCGTCTTTCTTCAAGCGGGATTAAAGAACAGAAATGGTCGTATTTACCCAATTGATACAATGCAAAATGAGGTAAAACGATACAATAAAGAATTCGTAAACAAAAATCGTGCATATGGGGAACTGGGTCATCCAGAAGGCCCCACCATCAACTTGGAAAGGGTATCACATATGATAACCGAACTAAGACAAGATGGAAAGAATTTCATAGGTAAAGCTAAAATTCTTAACACTCCAATGGGTAATATAGTTAAGGGTCTCTTAAATGATGGCGCAAAACTTGGCGTTTCCAGTAGGGGTATGGGTTCAGTAGAACAAAAAGGTAATGCACAATATGTACAAAACGACTTTATGCTTGCAACTGCAGCGGATATCGTTGCAGACCCTTCTGCACCAGATGCTTTCGTAGATGGTATCATGGAAGGTGTAGATTGGGTACAAGAAAATGGAGTTTTTAAAGCGAAAGAGATTGAATCTTGGAAAATACAGATTCAACAGACAAAACAACGCCAATTGGAAGAAAAGAAGCTTGAAATCATGAAAAGTTTCTTTTCAAAATTATAAAACTTATAAATACTACACAGAAGAACAATTATGTCCTTCGTTTTTTAATGTAAGTATTAAACAGGGGAAAACTATTATGTCTGAAAAAGATAATTTAGAAACCATAGAAGAAGGTGGAACACAAGCAAAGGTTCCTACAGCTTCTGGTGCCGTTACCCCAGACTCAGATGCTCCTAAGAAAGCAGTTGCTGCCGTTGATAAAGCTGGTGACTCTACCAAACCTTCTAAGAAAAGGAAAGGTGATAAGGATGCTGGAGATAAGACTGCTCCTAAACAGGAAGAAGTTGAATCTGATGAGGAAGTTGTTGTTGAAGAAGAACAGTCTGTTGAAGATATGACTAAGATGGAAGCTCTTCGTGCAATGATCGAATCATTAAAAGGTCTGGAAAAAGACGAGATAAAATCCCTCTATGCTGAAATGGTTAAGAAAGAAGAAGATGAAGATGATGAGGAAGATGAAGACGAAGAAGAAGTTGATGAATCAACCAAAGCCGACCTTCTCAGAAAAATTGCTGAACATTTCAAAACAGAGGATGAAGAAGTCGTTAAAGATGCATATGCATCTCTAGACGAAGCTAAGAAAGTCAAAGAAGAAGATGACGAAGACGATTCAGAAGATGACGAAGAGTCAGATGATGATGATGAAGTCGAAGAAAAAACTAAGAAAGAAGAAGTAGAAATTGATATGTCAGATGACATTGAAGCTTTAATTTCTGGTGAAGACGATCTTAGTGAAGAATTCCAAAGCAAAGCGAAAACTATCTTTGAAGCTGCTGTTCAAGCAAAAGTTAAAGAAGTACAATCAACTCTTGAAGAGCAAAAGAGAGACGAAGTTGCAGAAGCAACTAATGAAGTCAAATCTGAACTCGTAGAGAAAGTTGATTCTTTCTTATCTTATGTTGCAGAAGAGTGGGTTAAAGATAACGAACTTGCTATTGAGAGAGGACTTAAATCCGAACTCACAGAAAATTTCATTACAGGTCTTAAAGACTTGTTTGAAGACCACTATGTCGAAGTACCAAGTGATAAGCTTGATGTAGTTGACGAACTTGCGGGTAGAATCGAAGAGATCGAGCAAAAGCTCAATGAGGAAGTTGCTAAGAATATAGAACTTACTCAAGATAATGACGATCTAACTCGTGACAAGGTGGTTAGAGAAGTTTCTAGTGACCTCACTGAAAGTGAAGTTGAGAAACTTACAAAACTTATCGAAGACATTGAGAATGATTCAGAATTTGAATCAAATGTCAAAACTATTAAGGAGTCTTACTTCTCTGGAGAAAAAGAGAAGGTTCAATTAGACGAATCAATAGTCGCGGATGACGGCGAAGAAAGTGGAACGACTGACAACACTGTTGTTGACCCTTCCATGGCTGCTTATACTGCCGCAATTAAGAGGGTGAACCCACTTTAAGTGGATAATTCACTGAATATTAACTTTTTAGAGTAAGAGGAAAACACTATGTTTATGTCAGAATCCTTACAAGAAAAGTGGCAGCCTGTGTTAGAACATCCTGATCTTCCAAAGATTGATGATTCTTACAAAAGAGCCGTTACTTCTGTAGTTCTAGAAAACCAAGAAAGAGCTTTGAGAGAAGACTCTGGATACATCACTGAAGCATCACCAGTTAACGCTGCTGTTGGTTCTGATGGGTCTGGAATCTCTAACTGGGATCCAATTTTGATCTCATTAGTTAGACGATCACTGCCTAACTTGGTTGCATACGACATCTGTGGTGTCCAACCTATGACTGGCCCTACTGGTCTAGTGTTCTGTATGAAAGCTCGTTACAATGATAATACTTCAAGGTTAGCAATGACCGAAGCATTATTTGACGAAGGCGATACAGGATTCTCTGGTTCTGGTACTCAAGCGGGAACTGATCCTTTCGGTGATGCTGCTGCTTATGCTACTGGTACTGGTATGACCACTGCCGAAGGTGAAGCTAAAGGTGATGTAGAAGCATCTAATGCATTTGCATCAATGGCATTCACTATTGAGAAGGCTACTGTAACTGCTAAAACGAGAGCGTTGAAAGCAGAATACACAATAGAACTTGCACAAGACCTTAAAGCAATTCATGGTCTTGACGCTGAAACAGAACTTGCTAACATCTTGTCTGCTGAAATCCTTTCGGAAATCAACAGGGAAGTAGTAAGAACTGTTAACTTGCAAGCTAAGCCTGGTGCTCAGTCTGGTACTGCTAATGCTGGTCGATTTGACCTAGATGTTGATTCATCTGGTCGTTGGTCTGTTGAGAAGTTCAAAGGTCTTCTTTTCCATGTTGAAAGAGAAGCCAACACAATTGCAAGAGAATCACGAAGAGGAAAAGGTAACTTTATCCTTTGTTCAAGTGATGTAGCATCTGCACTAGCAATGGCTGGTGTACTTGACTATGCTCCTGCACTCAACACTAACTTGAATGTAGACGATGCTGGTAATACTTTTGCCGGTATCCTTAATGGTAAATATAAAGTTTATATTGACCCTTACTACACTCTCGACCCAGTAACTGGCCATAGTAACGAAGGTTACATGACTGTTGGATACAGAGGTTCTAACCCTTACGATGCTGGTATTTTCTACTGCCCATATGTTCCATTGCAAATGGTTCGTGCGGTTGGTGAAAACACCTTCCAGCCTAAGATCGGTTTCAAAACACGATATGGAATGATTTCAAATCCTTTCGTTGGAGCGACTCCTTCTGACGGCCTTGCATCTGCGGATTCAAACTTCTATTACAGATCAGTTGAAGTAGAAAACATTCTATAACTACTAATCTTTAGTCAGATAAAAAGGGACTCTTAGGAGTCCCTTTTTTTGTGTTATAAATATATTATAGGGAAGTCAAAGGGACAACCCATACACACAAACACACAGGAGGCCATCATGGCAGATTCAAAATCTGGGTTCGAAATCCGAGCCGATTTACTCTCCCAATCACAAGGACTACTTGAACAAAATGCACAACGCAGAGTTGATGCACATTACTTCAATGTAGATAACAAACTTGCGACTGGTGAGTTACCAGTAATAGAAGTTACTGTAGAAGATGTTATTTCAACTGCAAGACAATTGAATACATTTGTAAATGAGAAATAACTTTTCTCAAATGAAGGGGAGATCATGGTCTCCCTTTCTTATAAATACTAGTATGAGACTTAGGAGAGCATAAAGATGCCATATAGTAAAAAGGTAGTAGATAGATTCAATAATGTATTGAATGACCCACAAAGTCATGCAGTTGGTAGGTTTGACCCTAATGACCCTATGGTTGCATCTGGTATGGTTGGTGCTCCAGCATGTGGGGATGTCATGAAATTAGACCTAAAATTAGATATTGATGGGTTAATAGAAGATGTCAAATTTAAAACATATGGGTGTGGTAGTGCAATTGCATCATCTAGTCTATTTGTGGATATGTTAAAGGGTAGAACCATATCTGAAGCAAAAAAGATAAAAGACAAAGATATTGCAGAAGTATTAGAATTACCACCAATTAAAATACATTGTAGTGTCCTTGCTGAAGAAGCAATATGCAAAGCAATAGAACATTGGGAAGAGAAGTCTGCTCATAGACAACATAATGGATAGTATGAAGAAGGAAATAAATAAAAAGGGACATACCTATGTCGAGTCTGATACTCCACAGGATAAACAAGAATATAAAGGATGGTTTTGGAACTATCCAGAAAAGAAATTTTACAGGTGGGATAATCTCCCTTATAAAACTAAATGACTACTAGAAATATAGATGTTGCAAATTGGGCTGGTACATTACCAGATAATTTGTCTTATTTGTCACCTACACAGTTTGAATTGGTTATTGCAAAACTACCAAACACAAAATATTTTGCTACAGGTGCAAACATACCATCTGTTACTGCAACTGCACTTAATCAACCTACTACATTAGGTATACAACCTAAAATGCCAGGCGATAGGGTTGAGTTTGGTCAATTTACAGTCAACTTTATAGTAGATGAGAACTTAACTAACTGGAAAGAACTATATGATTGGATGGTTCAGATAGCACCTGGCTATGATTCAAAGGATTATAGAACACTAATTGGTGCAGTTGATAGAACAGGACAACCATTCAATGATAGTGGCGATCCTAAGATGATGTATTCCGATATGACAATGGTGGTTACTACTGCAGCTAATAACCCAAACCGATTTATTAGATATCACGATTGTTTTCCAATAGACCTTGCAGAAGTGACAATGGATACTACCACTACAGATAACCCTTATGTCACAGCAAGTGCATCCTTTGCCTTTACCTACTTTGAAATTGCAGAAACCTCTTAGAAAATAAGTGGACAAATACCACTTTTGTGGTATAATAATATTATGAACTTAGAACAAATCCAAGCAGAATGGGCAAAAGATAGTGTCATAGAACAACTTGACATGGATAAAGCCTCTCTCGAAACTCCAAAACTACACTCAAAATACCTAGAATTACTTGCAGAAAAGAGACTTACATTCAAGAAGTATGAGGTTCAATATGCACAATTACTAAAGAAGAAGTGGTTGTGGTATACCGATAAGTTATCTAAAGACGAAATAGACGAACTGGGGTGGTCTTATGACCCTTTTGAAGGCCATAAAGTCCTTAAAACAGACTATTCATACTACTTCAATGCAGATAAAGACCTAACAAACCTTAAATTAAAGATGGAATACCTTGATGAGTGTGTTTCTACTTTAAAAGACATACTAAATATCATTACATGGAGACATCAATCTATTAAGAATGCAATTGACTGGTTGAAGTTTACTAACCCAGCAGGATAAATTATGCCATCTTTTCTAAGAGACCCTCTTATAGTTACACAAGGAATAAGTCCAGAACTTTCTCAAGAAATATTAAATATTGGAAGACATATGGATACCAGTTACGCTGCAATTGGTGGAAGTCATGGTGTAGAAGATTATTCAACTAGAAAGTCTGGAGTATCGTGGTTACCAAAGGATATGACTGTTGCAGATGGAAAGACTAGACTTAATGAGGATTTAATACAACCAATGGTGTATGATATTAACGATAAACACTTTGGTTTTGATCTAACCTACCACGAAAACAACCAGTTTACTACTTACAAAGCACCAGATGAACACTACCAATGGCATTGTGATGGTGGCCCAGACACCTATCAACTAGAAAACTCTAAAGAAGATACCGAATTAATAACCCAAGTAGATGAACAGGTTAATACTTATAGGAAACTTTCATACATAATACAACTTTCTCATCCAGATGATTATGATGGTGGTCGTTTAGAGTGGATAGACCCTTGCAATAATCATTCAGAGAAAGATTGGGGATTGTTCATAGAAACAGTGCCACAGTCTGGAAAAGAACAAGGAACTCTCATAGTTTTTTCATCCATTCTTTATCACAGAGTAACTCCAGTGACTAGAGGTATCAGACATTCATTAGTAGGTTGGATATGCGGCCCACGATTCAAATAGAAAAAATAGATGAGACTTATATAAGAGTCACATCAGAACCATCAGTTCAACAAGAATTAACAGATTACTTTACCTTCCCAGTGCCAGGCGCAAAGTTTATGCCATCGGTTCGCAATAAATATTGGGATGGTAACATAAGGTTGTATTCTTATTCAGATGGTAAACTATACACAGGATTGTATTATGCAATCCAACAATTTGCACAAGACAGGGAGTATAACATTGAAGGATACAAATGGGAAACAGATGTCGAAGAAGAAACATTCGTTAAGAACTTACAGTTACCATTCGAGGTTCGAGATTATCAAAAGGAGGCTATTAGTCGCGCGATCACGACTAGACGATCTCTCTTGGTTTCACCTACTGCTAGTGGTAAGTCTCTTATTATATATGCTGTTGCACGGCATTTTCTAAAAATCCACAAGAAACGAGTATTAATTATCGTACCTACTACATCCTTAGTAGAACAAATGGCAACAGATTTTGAAGAATATGGATATAATAAACCCATAGATAAGATGTATGGTGGTAATAAGATAGGTGATACTGACATAGTAGTTACTACATGGCAAACCTTATCTAGAATGCCCAAGTCGTTTTATGACCATTTTGGAGCAGTATTTGGTGATGAAGCACACTTATTTAAAGCAAAAGTTCTCACAGGGATATTAACTAAAATGAAGAATATCTCTCATAGATGGGGAACTACAGGAACATTAGATGATTCACAAACGCACAAATTGGTTCTGGAAGGTCTGTTTGGCCCTACTCATTTTGTTACTAGCAGTGCCGACCTCATAGAAGAAGGTACTCTTGCAGACTTAGATATTCAATGTTTAGTCCTAAAGTACCCTAAAGAAGTATCTAAAATAGTATCTCAAATGGATTATCCAAGAGAAATGGAGTTTTTAGTTGATAATGACAAAAGAAATCGTTTTATTCGTAATTTAGTACAAGATAGGGGTGGTAATACCCTTATCCTGTTCCAATATGTAGAAAAACATGGAAAGAAGCTTCATAGTGATTTCTTACAACTGGGTGGTAGTTTGTTCTTCATATATGGTAAAACAGATGCACTTGCACGAGAAGAGGCCCGAAGGCTTTTGGAGAAGTCTAATGATGCAACAATCATTGCTTCTTATGGAACTTTCTCCACTGGAATCAATATGGAAAACCTAGATAATATAGTATTTGCAAGTCCATCTAAGTCAAAGATACGAATATTACAGTCTATAGGAAGGGTACTAAGGAAAGGTAGAACTGGGAAAGCAACAGTATATGATATTGCAGATGATCTTTCTTTTGGCAAAAAACAGAATTATACCCTAAAACACTTCAAAGAAAGAATAAATACTTATAATAAGGAAAGATTTTCCTATAATATCCACGATATAAAATTCAAATGAACTACAAATATTTAAGACTTAGAACAGGGGAACATGTAATTTCCATTATAGAGGGAGTTGCAGAAGGTCAAGTCAATCTGGTCATGCCTATGATCGCAGACTTAATACCATCTATGTTGGGTCATGGAACAGTAATGAAATTATCACCTCTAGTCCCTTATACACAGGATAGTAAAATAACGATTAATGCAGCTGACATAACTTATTCTGCCGAAATAACAGAACAGTTTCAGAAGTTTTACGATAAGGGAGTTACAGATTGGATAAAGATGAGAGATGAATTGGGTGTAGAAATAAGAACACCAAAACAAGAAATAGAACATGGACAAGAAATACGAAATCTTATCCAACATCATGCTAGAAGATTTTTTGACGAAGAACACATAAGTTTTCCAGATGATATGACCGAAGAAGAAGTTGAGAGAGAATTTGCAGATTGGATTGCAAATCAAGGTGATGAACCTAAAGGGACTATACACTAATAATAGGTATATCTATCCCTTTCCAAAGGTACATTAATATTTTATCACCGAAACCTTAAGCTGTCAAGGCTTTTTTTCTCTTGACAGAACTACATTATGGAGTATAATAGATAGATGGTACAAAAAAAGAAACCAGAGCATTATGTAAACAATAAAGAGTTTACAGCAGCGATAACAGAACATAACATTGCAGTTAAACAAGCAATCAAAGATGGAGTGGAACCACCTAGAGTTTCAGAGTACATTGGAGAATGTATCTACAAGATTGCAACAAGACTTTCAACTAAACCTAATTTCATTAACTATTCTTATAGAGATGAAATGATATGTGATGGAATTGAGAATTGTTTACAATATATAAACAACTTTAATCCAGAAAAATCTAAGAATGCATTTGCCTACATAACCCAAATTATATACTATGCATTTTTAAGACGAATTCAAAAAGAGAAAAAGCAATCGGCCATAAAACAAAAGGCGATAATGAATTCTGGTATCCTAACTGATATGGTAGATACTATTGATGGGGATACTACTCAGTATAGTAATACATATGTTGAGTTTTTACAAGACAATATGAATGAAGTAAACTATAAACCCAGAGGAAAGAAGAAAACTGCACCAAAAAGCAAAGGTGTTGAAAACTTTTACCAGTCCACAAAGTAATGAAGATTGCTATCCTAAACGACACACATTGTGGTGTTCGTAACGATAATGTGCAATTCCACGAGTTGCAGAGGAAGTTCTATGAGGAACTTTTCTTTCCATATCTATTAGAACACAATATTAAACACATCCTTCATCTTGGAGATTATTTCGACAAGAGAACAGGTATTAACTTCTTATCACTTCAAAGAAACAAAGAACACTTTGTAGATCATCTTAGTGAGCATGATATAACTATGGATTTAGTATTAGGTAATCATGATCTATATTATAAGAATACATCCGAAGTAAATTCACCAACTGCATTGTTAAACCATCCAAACATAAAAATCTTCGGCGATGTTGTCACCAAAGATTATGATGGATGTAAACTTTGTTTAGTGCCTTGGATTCATAGAGGGAACATTGATGATACAGTAGAACATCTAGATACAACCAATGCATCAGTTGCTATGGGACATTTAGAAATCGAAGGTGCAATGATGATGCCCGGCTATTATTCAACACATGGATTGAGTCTGGATACATTTAAAAGATTTGATAAAGTGTATAGTGGTCATTTCCACATTAAATCAGAAATGAATAACTTAATCTATTTGGGTTCTCAAATGGAATTTACATGGTCTGATTATGGAGACCCAAAACACTTTCATATATTTGATACTGAAACACGAGAAATGAAACCAGTATTAAATCCAATTAGAATGTTTGAAAAAGTATTCTATGATGATTCCAAAGAAACAATGGAATCTATACAAGCAAAAGATTTCTCATATTTAAAGGATATGTTTGTCAAGATAATTGTTATCAATAAAGATCAACCTTATTGGTTTGATATGTTTGTTGATAAAATTTCAAAGGCAGATGTAGTTGACTTTAAGGTAGTAGAAGATCATGGAAATCTTGATATGATGGATGATGAAGATGCATTATCAGATGCAGAAGATACTTTGACTATATTAACTAAACACATAGAGGCTATGGAAATCTCTGGTGATAAAACAAAACTCGACAACCTAATGAGGTCTTTATATACTGAAGCATTAGATGTGAGTTTTTAAATGGAAAGATTAATGGTAAGTAATCAAAATGGAATTATATACAGTGGACAGTATGTGATGGAAGGTCACTATGTTTCATTTCGTATATTAGATAATGAAGAAGTAGAGATAAGTGAAGTTATGGATTTACCCAGATATCAGTCAAAAGGTAGAACCTTTTCAACTGAAAAAAAGGTAACTCTTGATGAAGCAATTGAAATACAAGATAGATATATTAGTTTAGGATATGATAAGATTTCATAGTGTAAAGTACAAAAACTTTTTATCCACAGGCAACCACTTTACAGAAATCTTCCTTGATAAAAGGAAGGCCTGTTTAGTTATAGGTGAAAATGGTAGTGGTAAATCAACAATGTTAGATGCATTGTGCTTTGGTTTATTTGGTAAGGGGTTCAGAAAAGTACCTAAAACCATGTTAGTTAATTCTATCAATGGTAGACATATGGTAGTTGAGGTTGAATTCTCAGTGGGTCAGAAGAGATATAAGATAGTTCGTGGTGCAAAACCAAACATCTTTGAGGTATATTTACATAACAAAATGTTAAATCAAGATGCAAATATGAGAGATTATCAAGATCATCTTGAAAAACAAATTCTAAAAATGAACTACAAGGCCTTTACACAGGTTGTTATTCTAGGTAGTTCAACATTCGTACCTTTTATGCAAATGAATACATCAGATAGAAGGGGTATTATAGAAGATATCCTTGATATTAACATATTTTCTATTATGAATGATATCTTAAAAGTTAGAATGGGTGCATTAAAATCTGAATTACATGATCTAGAATATGACATCAGATTATCCGAAGATCGCATTGATACCTACAAGAAACACATTAAAGCTTTGGGCGACGGTCGCCGAGACAAGATTCAAGACTTCCGATCAAGTATCGAAAATGCAGAGAAAAACAACAAGAAACTACAAGAAGAGTGTACTTTATTGCTTGAACAAGTAGATACTAAACAGGGTGAAATCGACCACATAGATGACATAAAACACAAACTACAACATACATTAGACATAGAGAAGAAGTTAGAAGATGCTAAAACAAGGGGAAATAAGGAAATAAACTTCTATGAGACCACTGATGAGTGTCCAACATGTCATCATAACCTAGAAGATACCTTCAAGTTAAAGAAAATAAACACAACTAAAGGAACTTTAGAGGAAATAACATCAGCATTATCTGACTTAGACGAACAGGTAAAAGAAATCAACAAGGAACTTGAGGAAATAAGAGAAGTTCAAGGTAAAATAGACGAACTTACACGAGATATCAATAAGAAACAGACAGAAATGAATGCATCTGCTCAATACATTACTAAGATACAGAAAGAAATTGATAAGTTGATGGGAGAAAAATCATCAGATGACACCAAAAAGTTAGATAAAGAGATTAAAACCTTAAAGAAACATGAGAGTGGAAAAGAGAGTTTAGTTGATAAGAGACATTATTACGATCTTGCAGCCTTCTTATTGAAGGACTCTGGGATCAAAACCAAGATAGTTAAACAGTATTTACCAGTAATGAATAAACTGATTAACAAGTATCTTGCATCTATGGAGTTCTTTGTTCAATTTGAATTGGATGAAAACTTTAATGAGAACATAAAGTCTAGATATAGAGATGAATTCTCTTATGCAAACTTTAGTGAAGGAGAGAAAATGAGAATTGACCTTGCATTGTTGTTCACTTGGAGAGCAGTTGCAAAGTTAAAAAATAGTGTGAATACAAACCTATTGATGTTAGATGAAGTCTTTGACAGTTCACTGGATGAGGGTGGTACTGACGAGTTCATGAAGATACTAACAACACTAGGAAACGATACCAATGTCTTTATTATTTCACACAAAGGGGATGTCTTAAATGATAAGTTTAGACATGTTATGAAATTTGAAAAGGTTAAAAACTTTAGTAGGGTAGCAGAATGATAATACTAAACAGTCATTGTAGAACAGGATTGTATAAAGCATGGCAGATGATTATACACAACTTAATACAAAGGGAAGACAACTGGATTAAGTTTCAAGAAGATGCAAGTGGAGATACATCATTTGATACAAACCACTGGCAAAGATATCATGATCTAACATTTGAAAAGATAAGTGGTGTTATGACTGGAGAAAATTTTATGGATGTAGATGAGCCATTTAATACTTTCTTCCATAACATCACTAATCCCATTGAGCCATTTGTAGGAATTGCATTAGATGTACAGGGAATAAAACCAAATCCATTTCATGGCGATCCAGCAAAGATACTAAAAGAGTTAAATAATATCCCTAATGAATTACATGAACTGCCACCCTTTGGAGTGTTTGGTGCATTTAATGAATGGAATAACATTGACTGGAGAAGAATGAAAGAAAGAGGGTATAAGATTGTAAACTTACATAGAAGAGACATGAAGTCTTGGTTTATATCCACTAGTCTTTGTGTTGCATTAGGAATTAATGGTTGGCATTGTTGGACAGATGAACAAGCAAAAACACTCTATAATAGAAGAAAGAAACTTGTTGGAAAGTTAAAAGTAAACTCTACTCAGTTGAAGTTGTTCTTCATTTCAGTAGAAAGATATTTAGAATCAGTTCCAGCAGATGCATTTTGTATCTATGAAGCACTCTACTCTAATCCAGAAATCTTTATAAAGGAATGTGAACTTGATCCGAACCTACCTATGATAGAGAACTATATATCTAAGAGAGCAAAACATCCAGTAAAAGATTATGAGGATTACCTAGAAATTAGTTCTGATGAGTTTTCTGAAATGTGGGAAAAGACTATTCCTTTCTCTTTTAAAGAAAGATTTAAAATAGACATTCAAGAAATGCCTGAGTTTGTAAACGAAGATGGAACCGAAAAGAATTGATTTTTTAGACCCAGATGGTATTCTCTTATATGAGAATGTTGTTTCTAATAAAAAATTAGATGATTGGTATTGGAGAATAAAAAGCTATGCACAGTTCAGACAACAATCAACTGCATCTAGAGGATCAAATGAAAAACAAGCATATGCTTGGCAGGCAAACTTCAATTCTCCAGAGATTATTGAAAAGATTAATAATGATCCAGAGATAAATTCCAAAATATCTGATGTAGATAGACAACTACCAGAAGGGTTTGAACTTATGGAAGAGATATGGGATCATATATCTTCAAAATGTAAATTGAATTATGAACCCATACAACAGTATATCAATGCATTTAATCATGGGGATAATACTTGGGGTCATACAGATTGGTATGATTACACAGTTATCTTATATCCAAATCCTAAATGGGACTCTCAAATATGGGGCGGTGAGACACTATTCTTCGATCCTAACTATAAATTTATAAGAGCTGCAGTAGCATGTACGCCAGGCAATGTTGTAGTATTTAAAGGAGATATACCACATAAGGCAGGACAAGTATCAAGAGAAACAACAGAATCAAGATTGTCAGTAGTATATCAAGTTAAAGGTGAAGTATGAAATTAATAGCAAAAGATAACACAACTTTAAGATCAGTTGCAAAGATGTGGGATTATGAAAACCCACCAGAAGATTTAATAGAACTTAGAGATAAGTTAATCAATACTATGATGGATGAAGGTGGTATTGGACTAGCAGCCCCACAAGTAGGCGTACCTTATAGAGTATTTGTTATGAGAGGGGAAGGTGCAGAAGAAAGTATGTTAATGGTTAATCCAGAGATTGTAGACCACTCTGTTGAAACTGCAGCCATAGAAGAAGGATGTCTTACAGGTGGGTTAGAAGGAATATTTTGTATCCTAACCAGACCAGAGTCTATTCGTGCAAGATGGCAGAATGAAGATGGTGATGTTAGAGAATTAAGTTTTGGTGGTATGTCTGGAAGATGTTTCCAACATGAATTAGATCATTTAAATGGTGTCCTTTTTATAGATCATGCAAGTCAAATAAAATTAGAGAGAGCAGTTAAGAAAAAGAATAAAAGGAAAAAGAAATATGACAGATTCGTCAAACAGCTTAAAGAGTATACCGCAACCAGAGGTGCATTACCTACACCAAGTGTTGACTCCGAAGGAGTGCAACCTACTGATAAAGTATCACAAAGCGAATCAGAATAAAATTACATATGACGATCCTGCCGATCAGTATAATGGTAGGCGTATACCATTAGCAAGTATAAATAATTTAAACATCAAAAGGATTATTGCAAAATATCAATATGATGTCATTTCTGAAATCTGGTCTTTATATAAAGAAAAATGTTATCCAGAACAAACAGAAATAATGAGATGGCCAATAGGTGTCCCACAGGAGATACATATTGATGTCATGGGAAGTGAAGAAGACAATGCAATTATCCCATTTACAGATTTTGCATCTATTCTTTACTTAAATGATAACTTTGAAGATGGCACAACTTACTTTGAAGGTGGTATGGAAATCCAGCCAGTTCAAGGTATGGTTGCCATTTTTGAAGGAATGAAATACTGGCATGGGGTAAAGGCATGTAAAGGGAATGACCGATACACTTTACCCATTTGGTTCACAACAGAATGGAAGAACATGGAACTTCAATCACATGGTGGTGAAGAAAGAGAAGGATTAAATGCTGGAACCTTGCCAAACATGGGAAGTGAAGAAGACAACTATACAGCACTTCGTGACTGGTGGAGAAATAGATACTGGCCCGACTTGTAGGAGATAATATGAAAGACGAACAAACTAATTGTTATGAAGAATTATTCGAAAAGGTTTTAGAACTTCAAGGGAAGTATCCTTCCCTAATGATAGCAGGAAATATGGCAGTACAAGCTTTAAGGATTTATAGAAGTGTTCTTAATGATGAAGAATTTAAAAGTATGATGGTTGCTATTGTTAAAAGTGAAGACCAAATCAAACCTTTTGATAGACCAACATTACAATAGGAGAAAAAATGGATATATGGTTAATTTTAGAATTACCTTTTTTAATATTTAAGTGGTCTCTAATCATTGGATTTTGGTATATGATTATATACCTTGCTTATGATTGGATTAAAAACTTCTGGAATTGAAATGGCTAAGAAAAAGATAAGATTACTTAAAGGTATTAAAGCTTTTCAAAGTGTATTAAAATCTAAGAGTAATACTCAAGGATTTGCAGATATCAATTCTGCACTTAATGGAGATTCAGTTGATCCCATCATCAATGAATGGGGAAAAACATCTATGGCAAAAAAATATCTCAATGGTGAAAGATTACCATTAAATGATACATTTTCTAAGAATTCTGTTGGAGATGTAAGACAAAAATTTCTAGGAAAATATGCCAAGTCGAGTGATCTTAGAGATTTAAACAGAGCAGCACCTAAGAATTTACAGATTGCATTCTTTCATTGGGTTATAGATTGTCATGATATATCACATATAATAACAGATTATGGTCAAGATACTACTGGTGAAATACTCAGAATTGAGTATGAAATATTCCAATCTTATATGAGAGGGTACTGGTTTATCTCATTAGGTTTTCAAATAAGAACACTCTTTCTCAGTCCAATCAAATTCTTTAAATTCAGAAAAATGGTAAAAGAGGCCAGAAACAGGGCCTCAGAGGCCACCAATCTTCATCTAATTGATTGGTTTGAATATCTGGATGAACCCTATACCTTTGTAAAAGAACGCATTGTAGGGGTAAAACCTACCACATTATATCAGAATAAAGACCCATATTGGTATAATTGGTCTGAAAAACACTTCTAAATCAATCTCTTATAGCCCTTTACACAGGGGTACATTTTTTAGTATAATGTATACAGATGAGAGAAATTACTACAACAAGAACTTCTAAAGACTCCCTTGCAAGACTTCTTGCACAGGAAGATTTAGTCATTGAGCATAGGAAAGTTCCTACTGCATACTTTGAACTAAAAAAACGAAAACTCGTTTGTCCAATCCTTAAAGATGATATGTCTGCTGACCTTTATGATTTATTCATGGGTCACGAAGTAGGACATGCATTGAATACGCCAGAAGATGGATGGCATACTGCGGTATGTGAAAAAGGAATGAAATATAAAGGATATCTCAATGTCCTAGAAGATATAAGAATTGAGAAAGCAATCAAAAACAAGTATGCTGGTTTGAGAAGGTCTTTTTATGATGCATACAAAGAATTATACAATGATATAGACTTCTTTGGAGTTAAAACCAAAGATGTAAATAAACTTGCATTTATTGATAGGATCAATCTTTACTTTAAAGTTGGTCATACCATGATGGTTGATTTTTCTAAAGAAGAGTTAAAAATCATTGAAGCCTTACACAGAATGGATACTTGGGAAAAAGTTGTCAAAATGGCAGATTACCTTTATGAGTTATCCAAGTTTGAAGAAGTTGAACCTCAAGAAGACCCAAATCAAAAAATGGTTCCTCAGATTAATGATGAGGATGGTATGGAAATGCCTGAAGGTGATGAAGAGTATTCTGTTCCTCAATCGTCTGGTGATGAAAAAGAAGAGAATGAAACTACTGGAACTGGTGAAGAAAAATCTGATGAAGATGGTGAAGAAGGTTCTGGTGAAGAAGGTGAAGAAGGTGATGATGACTCTGAATCAAATTCTGGTGAAAAAGGTGAAGAAGGTAAAGAAAAAGAACAAGAATCTTCTAAAGAATTTGGTGATGGTGCTGGTAGTGAAGAAGACAATGCAAATGAGTCAATAACTGACAAAGCATCAAGAGAAAAAGAAAAAGATTTTCTTCATGATGATCTTGATAACAAATGGGGTGGAGATAATTCTTATCTTGACTTAAACACCAAACAAATTAAATGGGAAGATCACAAAGTTGGTTACAAAACTATTCTTGAAGAAATGAAAGAAGGTTGGGCAAAACAAGAAGAAAATGGTTACAAAAAACAAGAATGGAACAATGATACAGACTCTTGGGAGTATATAGACTTTGGTGACACTGATGATGCCGAGAGATACACAAACGAATTTATAGATCACAATCAAAAAATTGTGAATTACATGGCAAAAGAATTTGACATGAGAAAAGCTGCATCAAACTACAAGAAGGCAATGACTGCCAAGTCTGGTGAGATTGATATGCAGAAGATTTATCAATACTTGATTAAAGATGATATCTTTAAGAAGGTTACTGTTGTTCCAGATGGTAAAAATCATGGTATGATCTTACTATTAGACTGGTCTGGATCAATGCATGATTGCATTAAAGAGACTTTTGAACAGTGTGCAATTCTAGTGATGTTTTGCAGAAGAGTTGGAATTCCTCACAGAGTTTATGCATTTTCAGATGCATATGGAAAATCTGATGTTTCTGAGGAAGACAGAAAAGAGTATTATGAAATCCAAAAAGGTAAAACAGAAAGAAATGAAGTTACCATTGGAAGAACTGCAATGTTGGAACTCTTTTCAGACAAAATGAATAACAAAGATTTCAAAGAAATGTTGACAACTATGATGATCCAAGTTGACTCAATGACATATTATAATCACAACCAAGAGGCTCCATTTAGAAATCCTTATAACCAAGTTTACAGATTTAACTTAGGTGGTACTCCACTGGATGAAAGTTTACTAATCATAAGAGATTACATACAAGAATTTAAAAATAACTACAACATAGACAAACTTCAATTTGTTACTTTGACTGATGGTGACTCCTTCCATGCTCGTGGATTGACTTACAACAATGGTAGAGAATATTTCTTCCACGATAAAAAAGTTAAAAAGACTTATGAGTACAACACTGAAAGATACTACAGTAGATATTCTGAGAAAGCAAAAGGTGGTTCTACTGATTGTCTCTTGAAGTGGATAGAAGATACTACTGGAGTTGATACTGTTGGGTTCTTTATTTGCAAACAATCTTATAGAGAGTTTGACAAGTATTCAGAGAAGTTTTCAAAATTAGATATAGATTACAGTGACCAGTGGGACAAAAACAAAGAAGATTTTAAACTCTTTAGAAAAGAAGGTGGTATCAAACTTGAATGTGGTGAAGCTTCTGGATACAAAGAGTTCTACATGTTAAACAAGAAAAAGATGTCAATTGTAGTTGAAGATGACACTTTGAATGTAGAAGAAGGTGCATCAAAACAAAAATTGAAAGGTGCAATGATGAGAATGGGAAAAAACAAAATGTCCCAGAGAAAAATACTTCAACACTTCATTAAGAAGGTTGCATAATGAAGATTTTTGAATTAATAGAACAGAAAGCAATGTTTAATTGGGATATAACAGTGGTATGTTTATTCCTACTTGCTGGGGTGTTTGTCAAGGACAAATCCACCAGATTAGGACTATGGGTAGGTGGAATGATCTACTTATTCTTTGCAGTTTTATGGCATATGCCAATAGATTGGAGCAATCTCTATTGACACAGGGGTACATAAAAAAGTATAATAGACTTATGAATGAGAAAACAACAAATTTAATATTAGGAGAGAATGCATGAATTTAAATGCTAATCATTACAGGTTTCTAGATGCGTGTGCAGAACAGATGCCTGGCACAATTGAGTTCTCTAAATCGACAGTAAGGAAAATCTGTGATACAGCAGAAATACCTTTTCCTTCTTGGTTGATTAGAAAACCTCAATTCAAAGCTGGATATGGTACTTACTCGATTGAGTCCCTAGTTCCAGAAAATTATGGTGCTGTTGCGGTTGAACCAGAGGCAGTTCCGAATGTTCAAGTGGTTCCAATTCCAACATCTGATGTTGGGATCAATGTTCTAGATGAGAACTTTGAAGTTATTCCAACTAAGATTGATAACTATGTTCCTTTTGGACATTTCAAAGACTTAGAAAAAATTATAAAATCTGGGATTTTCTTTCCAGTGTTTATAACTGGTCTTTCTGGAAATGGAAAAACTTTGATGGTTGAGCAATTATGTGCAAAACTTAAAAAAGAATTATTTAGAGTAAACATCACGATTGAGACTGATGAAGATGATTTGATTGGTTCCAACACTTTGGTGAATGGAAACATCATGTTTAGGGAAGGCCCTGTCCTCAAAGCAATGAGGAAAGGTGCTGTTCTTCTTCTTGATGAAGTTGACCTTGCATCAAATAAAGTGATGTGTCTTCAATCAATCCTTGAAGGTGGTGGTTACTTAATCAAAAAAACTGGTGAGTTTGTTAAACCAGCAGATGGTTTCACAATCTGTGCTACTGCAAACACTAAAGGTAAAGGTTCTGAGGATGGAAGGTTCATAGGAACTAACATTCTTAATGAAGCATTCCTTGAAAGGTTTGCAATCACTTTGGAACAAAGTTACCCACCAGTGAAAACTGAACAAAAAATCATCAAAAAGGATTTTGAATTGGTTGGTGTCAATGATGATGAGTTTGCAGAAAACTTAGTCAACTGGGCTGATGTAATCAGAAAATCCTTCTACGAAGGTGCAGTTGATGAAGTGATTTCAACTAGAAGGTTGGTTCACATTGCAAAGGCATTCTCAATGTTCAATGACAAAATCAAAAGTATTGAAGTTTGTCTTGCAAGATTTGATGATGACACCAAAGCAAGTTTCCTTGATCTCTACACCAAAGTTGATGCTGGGGTCTTAGGAACAGAAGAGGAACAAAAAGATGGTGAGGAAAACTCAGACATCCCAATCTAAAGGAAACTCTCCCAAGAGGAAGGATTTAAATCCTTCCTCGTTTTCTAATGTGAGTACGAAAAAGTTACTTACTTATGTTTATGGAGACCCTAAAGGCTGGAAGAT